TATAGAAACATGCAACGCTGATGACGGCTTTCATAACTGCCGCTGTCCCCACTGCAACGGTGACCTTGGAGCCCTGCCCGGTCCTGATGGCTGGGATCATTCTGAGGATGAAGTCCCCACAGAATCTACCACAATCAAAGACAAGAG